ATGAGTTGGGTCAATGAAAACTCCTTAGATGTATAGCCTATGCGCCTGAAAAGAAAAGCGATAACCGAATACCCGTTTCACGGTACATTTTATACCATGGTGACGAAAAAGCCCGAGGATGGTGACCTTCTCGGTGACGGTGACTTGCTTGGGGATGAAGATACGGATGGTGCTTCCGATGCAGGAACAACGGAGAGTAACGAAGGGAATACGGGAACTTCGGAAGAAACCATTCTTCTTGAAACCGAGTGCGACATACAGCAGGCTTCAAAGCTGATTAATTCCGGGACTATCATGGCTGATTACAAAGTTTTCTTCCCTTGCGAGATTGGCGCAAAGTTACCGATAAGGTTCAACACCAACTTCAAGTGTGATGATTACGCTATCCCTGTAAACGGACGTGTGGTAGGTCTTGAATACAGCCAGTTGGGAGGTTGCCACGTTGACATTAAGATGAGCGAGGTGTAGGCTATGGCAAAGAAAGACCGCATATCAGTA